CTTCCTTATAATGACTTTGCTATTAGGATGATCAGGCGGTAAATCATAATACTTACTATCTGAGATTTTTCTATTATCTATTATAGACTGACTACTTTGATTATATACCTGGTATGATTCTTCACCACTATCCTTTAAAGCATTGAATACGCCCCAGTTATAGCTTCTCATTCTTTCTGTCTCATAGATAGTCATCATCCTGTGCCCAATTGTCTTAGCCGTATCAGTAATAGTATTACCTTGGCGATTGCGCATTTCAATGTGTAGCTTGTCTATGAAAAACTTCTGAACCTTCAACTGGAATTCTATATTACCAGTATGCGTCTCGTTCGTTAGATTAGAAGAGTCGGCATACTCAGAGTAACCTTTTATATAGGCCTTAATGCTGTTGTCTTTAAGCATAATAGAAAAACGCTCAAATGCAGCATCAATGGTAAAGTCAGGTTGGATGTCATAGTCAGCTTTCTCTTTTAGATGGCTAACTAATCCATTCACGTCTTCTCTATACTCATCAAAGTCCATGATACTATTTGTAACTAGACTTCCCGGCGCACTCTTTGTTCCATGCTGATTTGATGGTCTAACAGCATTGGCATTTGCTTTCCCACTAGGCAGCGCTACTGAATTTTTTTTTTAGTATTGCCTGAATCTTTCTCGGACACTGTTGGCTTCTTTGCTAGATTACCAGCAGCTAGATCTCTAGCCTTCTGCAGATCACCAGAGGACATAGGAGTCCTGTTACTCTTGGCAGATGTCTCAGCAAGAGGAGACATAGGATTTGCGCCAAGTCTAAGTAGTTCTTGAGCTTCTGTAACCATCTTGTAATATGAATGATCCCAGTCCTCATCTTTCGCAGTGGACATACCAATGCGATCTCTTAACTCATCATGACTAATCGCGCTATTAAGCCAAAGCTGGATAGCTGCGTTTTCCTTTTTAATTTGATTCTCAACATCTATTTCTTTAAATCTAAGAACAACTTTGTTATTAGGATCTAGCCAGTCAAAACTATTGTCCTCTGCACTTTCTTGAAGCATAGGAACAATAAGATTAGCATAGATTTGCTCTTCAAGAACAAGTTGATCACTCTTGACTGCGTTAATAAGGCTACTAGACATAGTAGCTGCTGTAGAACGGTTAGCAGTATCACCTTCCCCAATATCTACCGTTGATAGGCCAAGGGCAGCAAGAACACGTTTCTTAAAGTAATCAAGATAACTTTCAGCTCTAAGAGAACGACCTTCTGCGCCAATCATTTTAATTTCATGACGTTCAGGGGTAACAAAGAAACCTTCTGGTGGCTGATTATTAATAACCTCAGTAACCATAGTAATCTCATCTCTACCATCTGGAAGAATAGTAGCAGGCATTGCTTCGGTTCCAATCTTATACTGTACAATTGGAAAGATGCTTTGATGAAGTAAAACTTCTACGTCTGTTTCAATTCGACGCAAAGCTTTAATATCTTCAATAGCAGCACTGCATCTTGGCGTACCAACAATAAACCCTTCAAGCTTATTAACATGAAAATGTATGATCTCACTAGGCTCATAGATTGAGGTCGGACGAGTATTTTCTGTCCAATCCTCTTCGCTGTATTGTCGATACTTTATAGGCTGTTTAAGGTCATTAACCTTAACCTGGATCATACTAGTAGGAAGTATATGAAGTGAGCTAATTGGGGCTATTTTGCGCCCTTTAGAGTCTGTTCTAGTATAGCCTCCAGATGTCTTGTCATTGCGCTTGATAAGAACAAAACAATTACTATATCTAATAATATTCTTGGCTATATCAGTTATAAACTGTCTAGGCGTAGTACGACTAACGTAGCAAACTTCCTTAAGTCTGCGCTCTACGTAGTCTACAAGATCTGGGTCTTTCCCTATTACCTCATAGCCTTCTTTCATGAAAAGAGAAAGTTTCTTGTCAAAGCTAATCTGTAAGTAAGCTTCAATTGTAGCAACTTTATCTATTTCCTTAAAATCATGCTCTAGCTTTTGCCAGTCATTCATGAAGTAAGGACGTGTCGTTCTATAGTTAAATACTGGATCCTTTGTCTTTTCTAGACTAGGCCCAGGCATCTTACTCTCAGCATCATCTATTACCTTAACGGATGATGCAAGATTCTTAAGATTAATAACTTGTGCTTTTAATTTAAACATTATCTATATTAACTCCAAGTGCAATCTTTTTCCAGAAATCCAAAGTTTCACCTTTGCTTATTATAGATGATTTGGCTTTGTCACAGTTAGTTAAGTTAAATCTTCTATCTGTTAGAGGATTATACAACTGAGCAGTATTTTTGCCTTCAATATCCTTAAGGCCTATGTTGTTTTCAACAATAACTCCTGGTTGACTCTTCCCATTTATAGCAGCGCCAGCTTCTTCCATTATTTTTGTAAGTTCACTGCTAGAGAAAGGAGACTCAATAACAAACCCAGTCTCATTGCCTTGCTGATCATAAACAGGCATTTTCGTACAAACTTCAATACCTCTATCAGCTAACTCTAGCAACGCACCAAGAATAGAATAAAGAGTGCTTAGTGCCATAATCTTTGCGGCAACTTGAATTCTTGTTGCTGTCTTACTATTTAGCCAACTATTTAATCCCTCAATTGCTAAAGTCACTTGGCTGCAATTGTTTTCTAGCATTTTTCCTGCGCCACTAAGTATCATGTTAAATATCTCAACAATATCTCCATTCTCAACAAAAGCAACATTAGACAAAAACTTAACAACCTCTTCCCCTGTAGAAGCTTTGTCTGGCTTTTTAGTTGGATTGGTCTGGGAAATATCAAAGTCTCTAAGGTAACCAGCAAATGAATTCACAGCATCTTGCAAGTCAGCTCTATCAATACTAGAAAGGGTATTTGCATGATCACTCCATTTTCTTAGGAGTTCTTTTTCTTTATCATTCTCTGGGACTTTACCATTATGAATATCTGAGATCTCAGACATACTCCAGCCATAGGTAGGATTAGGCAAGGCTTTGTTTATGTCCATCAAGGAGATCACAGACTTAGATGTACAACCTGCATATATCTCCCAAGGACTGAAAGACCATCTTAATCCTAGTTTAATAGCTGCAAGTAAAGGTCCAAGAATCATTGCAATCAAGTCTCCTAAGAAACCTGAAAAATTCAAGACAACCTCTTGCCATGAAAATCTAATCATTGCAAGAATAGATGCCGCAAGGAATGCAATCTCAATTGGACAAAGTGTACCTAGTCTAACTAGGCTGCAATAGTTTTGTTTTATTAGAAATTCTGTATCAAGGGCATTTAGAATTTTGTCAAAAAGAAAAGTTAGATTATCCAAAAGCAACTTAGCATCAAATTCAAACTCCAAGCCAAGCTTAAAGCTTTTAAGCCCTCCCCATGCTCCATCAAGAAAACAATCAAAACAATTGCTTAAGACGTCGTCAAACTCAAAATGAAACTTTCTACCTTTGAATCCTACATTCAAAGGTTCTTTCTTTCCGAACAAATTATCTACATATGAATTTTGCTCGTCTACTGCCCCAAGAGTAGTTTCGATAAAAGAAGCTGAATTCTTTATGTCATTTGCAGAACTTCTAAGTGGAATGATAGCAAGCTTATTTGAGATATTCCCTTCTTTGAGAAAAGCTTCATCATTGTCCCAGTATCCAGTTAACTCATCTAGAGCACCAGCAAAAGTAGTATTCTCGATATCCTTGACTTGGAACTTAGTAAAAAGATAAATTCTATACCCTAATTCTATACCTGCTCCAGAGCCAGGAGAGATAACTTCTGCTGCTATATATTTAGCATCATTTTTTTTGAAATTATCAAGCAACCAAGTAATTGCTTCTTGCTTAAATTCTTTATGCTTTTCTTCTATGTCAATGTACTTGCCACTGTTACTTTTATAATAAAACTTATTTAAAGCAATGTCTGCCTTAATTTCTGCTAGTTTTTCTTTCTTGTCTTTTATCTTTCTACTTTCAGTATAACTAGCTTGGCCAAGTACATGATTTGGATTATAGAAATCCATTAGTGATTTGTGGTTTTCGTTGTCCACGTCGTATGGCAAATCATAATCAATTGTTTCTAGTTCCTTATCAAGATTGGTAATGAGATTTTCAACCTTAGATTTTAACTCAGAAACTCTTTTTCTATTGTCTTGGCGAAGAAGATTTACAGCTTCTGGATTATAAGCCTCATCATTTGCACCAAAGACTACTTTCTCATCTAAGACTTGGTTATAAACCTGATTCTTTTTAAATGAATTTATTAAGTCAGAGATAACTTTTGAGGCTTGCTCTGGTGTTAAAGTAGAGCCTTTGTTTTGCGCATCTTTAGTTAAGTTGGGGTCAATGACTGTAACATCAGATAGACTAAGATTCTGAGTTACCTCTTTGTCAATGTTAAGAGGTGGGCGACTAAGTTTTCCAGATCTCATTATGCAATCTCCGCAGCAGTAATAACAATGTTAGATTCTGTTAGATATTTTGCACCAGTACCTCTTGGTACGTAAATACGAAGAGCAAAATAAACAGATGACTCTTCTCCCTTGGGAATAGAAGTAAGTGTTATAGAATTACTGTAAGGTACGTTCTCCCAGAGCTCAAGGCTAGGAATATCAGTTAGTGTTTCAATTGCTAGTAGTTGATAATATATTCCAGTCTGCTCAGAGATAGGAAGATCTTGACCAGCATTATCTTTTAAGGAAATAGTTATATTGCTATAACCTTTACTATAGTCGCTTATATTGGACAAGTAGAATTTACTTATTTGATAGGTACCATCAGTTGTGTCGTGGTACGAAACAATAGGATTTTCATTGTTATTGATTTCTGAATCATCAATGACAGTGTAGAGTTTTAAAGCCATGTGTCCTCTATTTAATAGTTCGACCGCTAGGTCGTTGGTAGTTGTGTCGTGAGTTAAACACTGGAGCTATTGCTTGTCCCATGTTTCCTTTTCCGTCTCTAGTAACAATCATATCTCTTTCCCAGGCCCTTCTATCAAGGTCACTGTAGTGTTCTGTTGTCTTTTGGTAAGGACCAGAACCATTTTTCCTGCTATCTATAGCAGAGTTTCTTTCATTTTGCAAGTGTCTTAGTAACTCGCCACCTGTTAATTTCTTGCCATAAGGATCTTGATTCTGATCATTTAGCATTGAATGGCCAAGCGTCTCAGTTATTCCAAAGTTAGAAACCATTCCCTTAGACATAGCTAAAGGTCCTTCTTCTATAGTAAAAGCTACAAGGCTAAGCATAAATGCGTCCAGAGCATGGTCACCAATGCTAGTATTGTCTTGTCCAAATACAGGAGTTCCGTTTGGCTGACGAGACTTAATAATATAGTTAAGTAGTTGTTTTCTAAGCAATTCATCTTCAAAGGAAAACCTAACAATCTTGTCTTCAAATCTTCTGACTGCGTTCTCTACTAGAAATGGCTTAGCCGGGTGTTCAACAATTCTCCCCGTTGACGGTTCTCTTATAGAAACTTTGCTACCAAAGTCATAAGCCTTTACTTTTCTTTGAACATTAAATTCGTATGTGCCCGCTTTCTGCTGAGAGGACCACATTTTGAGTGTCTCCCATTGAGTAGCACCGTGTCCTTTGTCAACATAGATATGTTGAGGTTGCCAGAAACTTAAAAGTTCTGTTATTTTCTGGAGACCTTGCAACTGTGTAAAGTTTTGCTTTGGAACATTTATAATTTCCATTACCTGTAATCCAACTTGCGGATGAAATCCAGTTATACATATCCAAGTACCAAAGCTAGTATTCCAGTCAACTCCTAGACTAAATCTAAATCCAGTAAGATCTCCTTTCATTTTTGCTTCTCTCATCTGACTATAACTATAGCCATCCATAGCACTAGCAACTAATGGAGCAGCAAAGACGCCATCTGCATTGCTAATAAACATAGCCATGACTTCCTGCAACCAACTGTCACTTGTATACTCGCGCCTCATTTCGTTTCTTAATGATCTCCAACTAATCTTTGTCTGTGCAAAAGGAGTTTCATCAATAACTGCAGTTGGAAAATAGAATTCTTTCCAGTCTACTGCTTCTTGGCACCATTCATAAAACTTGCTACGAAGACCACTTGGAGTAGATGCAGCTCTTATTAAGCAATCACTGTGAGACTGTGCAATAGGAAGGATTGTAGTAAAGTCCTTCTCAGTCATATAATCAACCTCATCAAGAATAATAACGTGGGCATCCTGACCACGGACTGCACTAGCACCATTACTGCCAGTCGTGAATCCAGAGATAATTGCGCCATTATCAAGTCTTAACTGATGATAAGGTGACTGCTTATATCTAAACTCTTTTTTAAGACTAAGGTTGCTATTAAGCAATTCAAGTATTCTATTAAATATTGCAGTTACTTGAGAATCAAAAGGGCAACAAACAAGAATCTTGATTCCATTGACTTTCTCTTTTATGTCTTCGTCAAAGTATTCTCTGATTCGAGTAAAAGCATGAAACAATATTTCAATAGCCAAAGCATCTGACTTCCCAGATCTTCTACCAAACCTATAAACCTTTTTCTTACTTTGACATCTTAAGGCAATCTCTTGATGTGCTCTAGGTTTCCAGTTAAACATTTTACTAGCAAATGTGACGGGATCAGTATTGATGACTAATGCGTCCTTCTCTTCAGGTGAAAGTTCACTAGCAAATTCTGAGTACTGTTCTAGGTAGTCCTCTGGTATTAGTGGGCAACTAATCTGAAAAGCATGAGTGGGAAAAGTCTTTGGATCAGCTTTAACCTTTCTCTTGCTTTCAATGGGATGTGTTGGATAGTCTTTCTTGTATTTCTCAATATGAGATACTTGACAGTTCTGGCATCCTACTGTGCACTTTGCATTTGTTTTAGTTTTTGTGCGAAGACCATAGTTCTCAATATAATCTTGCAAAAACCCAGAGTCTATTTTTGTCCAGTAGTCTACATAAGAAACATCTACACTCTCCGTATCAACTTTCTTAAATAGATCTTCTAATTTTAATATTTTATTTTTCATACTAAAATGATAGCATTTGTCTACTTCCCCAAACCTTTGTTGTTGTTGCATATCTTGATCTTGGAGCACTTAACATTGATGCTTCACTTCCTAGATGTCTTAAAGTCGAGAATTGAGACTGCTCCATTGCTTTCAAACTCCGGCCTCTCATTGTAGCAGGAACACTGCCAGAAAAACTTGAGACTCCTTTTGCCCAACTTGTTTTCTGTGATCTCATAGACTGTAAGTATTGATTCCCTTCGTTTCTGACATCAAAAATCTTAAAAGCAGCATATCCTATACCAACTAGCGCCCCTGCGCCCATTACCCCTGCCGCGCCATTAAGAAGTAGAGTTCCTGCAACTTTATTAAATATGGCTGCCGAAAGATAGCCAGTAATTGCTCCTTTTATTCCTCCAATCAATCCTTCTTTTTGGTAACCGTGTATAGCATCTTTTGCTGCAAAATATAAAGACATAGCACCCGGAAACAAAGTGCCAACACCACCCCATCTTGCCAAGAATTTATTTACACTTGAACCTTTTCCGCCTAAAGCTCTATAGGCAGTTCGTCTAGTGCCACTGCCAAGTCCTTGTGAGTTCATTATGTAGTGATCCCAAGCTTGGTATAACTCCTTCTCACTCCTAACAGTAGCCCAACCTTCTATTCCCCCATTTCTTGCAATGCCAGGGGCCGCATACTTTCCTGTGCCATTTGCGTTCCATACTCTACCCCATTTAGTATCGATGACACCGCCAGTAGTACTTTGTCGTCTAACATATCCCCAGTCGTTAATGACTGATGACATACTGCCAGCAAGTCCTCTAGTAGTTAATTCAAGTTCATTCTCAATAAGAGAAGCTCTTCCTCCTATGAGATCCCTTCCGGTTGGAATTCTAAATCGAGGTGCTTTGTCTCCTAAAGCTTCCTCAGCAAACTCTCCTATCTTCTTTTCCGATTTAGCTACCCTAGAAGACCAAGCTTTCCAGCCAGCGATAGCAATACCAGTACCAGCAACCGCTGCAATTACTGGCATAATATTACTGCCTCCTGCGGCCCCTCCTAATTCTGCAGCTTTTGCAGTTGCGGGTAAACCTACCAGAAGAGCAACCGCACCTCCTGCGCCAAAGATTTTTAAGAATTTACCAAAGAAACCTTTTTTGCCAGCAACCTCAACAGTCTCTTCAATTGCTGATTCTATTGCGCCTTTGGGAACAGTTCTTTTTACTTTACCAGCTCTAACTCTTTTCTTAAAGTTCTCAACAGCGTCTCTACCGCTGGCAAAAAAAGATTTCTTAGCATTTGCTTCTTTTGGAAGTAATTCTTCAACATAATCAGGAGCCGTCATTGTATTAACAATTGAATTCTTATCATAACTATCTGGATTGATATTCAATGCCGGATTTATAGTTGGATCTATAGCCTGAGCAAGAACAAGTGCACCTTTTTCATCTACTGCATAAAGTCCTGTCCCATTAGCAATCGCGTGCGTACTGTCATTCATCTTGTGGCCAGGGTTTATATTGAAATAGTGTTGATAGATGGGATGGCCTGCAATGAGATCTATATCATCTATAGATGTCACCATAAGAACTCTTAAAACTTCCTGAGCATCTCTTGTAAGTTTGCCTTTGTCAATGTATGCACCAGTCAACATCCATTTTAACTCTTGGAGGCCCCTCGCTTTCATAATATCTGGGTCGTCAAGTTGGTTCGTCAACCGAAGATGTCCATAGCGCTCAAAAACTTTATTAACCTTTGCTTCTATATCGGCCATATGTTCATAAAGGGTTTTTTCTTCACTTGTTTTTATAAGTTCAATGCCAAGATCAGTATTCGCATTTTGATGAAAAATTTCCGAGCTTATGTGTCTACCCTCATCGCTCCTCACAAAATTATAAGTCTCCTCAGAATTCATAAAATTAGCTGCTGTGGGTTTTCCTGTTGTTGGATTTGGTCTTCCTCCCAACAACATTCTTACATGCTCTACTTGCTCTACCAGCTTTTGCTGTCTTGGTGACCTCTCTGCGGGTGCCGTCATAAGAATCTTTTCCCATCCATGCATTGATTGAGATTGTCTTGTAAACGCTAATCGTCCAGCATTTGTTTCATTAGGCCTATAAAAAAAGGTTAAACGCTGAAACCCGCGTGGTGCAGGCATTAACATTCCTCTTTTATTAAATCTTTTATTAATTCTTGATAATTTTAATCTATCTTCAAATTCTTTTATAGGTAAACGAACTGAAGACTCACGAATGGGACCATACTTTGCCTTGCGAAGTCTGTCACGTTCAGGATACCTTCCTTCTCTGGTTTTTCTGAAAGATTTAAATTTCTCTTTTCTTTCTTTCTTTAGCCTTTGAGCTCTTTCTTTCTTTCTTTTTTCTCGTATCTCAAGTTGTTTTTCTTTTGTTTGTCTAGGGTATTTCCTTCGAAGTTTTCTTTTTCTCTCTATTGCCTCGCTTTGTACCTTTGCTTTGGCCATTTTTTTCTTTCGTCGCTCAAGATCACGAAGCTCTAACCTACGTTCTTGAGATGAAAGTCCGCTATTATTAATCCTGTCATTCTCATATCTGAGTGTTTGTTCTTCTAAGTACTTACTGTGGGCTTTTTTATTTATAGGCATCCAATCAGTATGTTTTTTAGTATCAAAAGGCTGATCAACACCTTCTTTGTCGAGAGCGTGTAAAGCTTTTTTTCTGTCAAATTTTAAAGCTGACCTGTCAAGTACGGCACCAACAGTCCCACCTCTATGATGGCCTAGGCCATCAACTGTAAAGAAATCATAACCAAGATCTCTTATTGCATCTTGGGTAACTTTATTTTCAAGAGCATACCATTTACCTTGCTGTATTTTCTCTTGAAGGCTATTGACAGCTCTTTCCCCAAGTGCAGGATTTGTTGATCCCCATTCTCCATCACGTAAAAATTCAGCAGCGGATCCTTCTGCCGACTGGCCACCAGCAGTGGCGCGCCTCATTTCTGCAGTTTCTTCTTTGGTATAAACTTCTCCTCTTAATACAGCGTGAAGTCTATCACTTAACTCTGCAACATGCGTTGGGTCATGGTGGTTGAAGACTTTTTTTGGACTAACTCGTCCTTCATACATCCATTTTGTATGAAGATTTTCCATGGTCTCCGACCGTAAAAAACTCTGCGATGTAAATTCGCTATGACTGACAAAGACTGCATTTGCTGTTCGCGCGCCGCCTGTGTCAAATCCCGCTGCATTTGCTATATTTCCACCGGGTCTTCTTTGACCATGGAACACAGGTGTTTCTTCCCAATATTTTTCAATAGTTGGAGGAAAACTTTCTTGTGGATTTGCTCTTACATCTTCTCTTGTTAAACGATAATGATCCTTTGCTCTTCCCCAGCCAGGAACATCTTCACCAACCATTTGATCTTCAGTCCAGCCAGCATATCTTCTCATTGCAACTTCATGACGTTTCATGGCGGCTTCGCTGCGCGGTTGAACTTCAGGTCCGACTGGACCAGACTTCAACTGTTGTCGCCAGCTTGAAGGACTCACTGTATCAATGCCCTTCATATAGTCTGGGCTTAAAACGCTAAGTACTTTTTTTTGCTCTACAGCTTCTTTTCGTCCTATAGGGCGTGTTTTCATTTTAGTTTCCTTAGTAAGACATCATTGGGGAACTATTACCCATTATAGTATTACTTGCGTATCTACTTCTAGGTGAGGTAATCATATAGGCTTCATTGCCTAAGCTCTTCATAGAGGAGTACTTTGAATTTTCTATTGCCGCAATTGCGCGTTGTCTCATTGTTGCAACAGTTGAACTAGCAATAGACATACTAACATTTGTTGTCCAACTTGTACGTTGTCTGTTGTTTTGCAAATATAGATTGCCCTCTGTCATTACCTCAAACATTCTTTTACTTGCGTACCCAACAGCACCAAGAACGCCCAAGGCTGCCGTCCCAGCAATAGGATTAAGTAATGCGCTTCCTATTATTCTATTAGTTATAGCTGCCTTTAAGTATCCCTGTGCTGCTCCCGTTATCCCTCCCATAATGCCATTTTTATCATAGCCTTCTACCGCATCTTTACCTGCAAAATACAAAGCAATACCTGTAGGAAGAACAGTACCAAATCCGCCCATTCTAGCAAGCCATCTATTTGCACTTGAATTTTTACCGCCTAAAAGACCATAGGCAAATCTTCTAGTACCAGATCCCAATCCTTTGCTATTAGTTATATAATCGTCCCATTGCGAATAAAGTTCTCTTTTGCCGGAAACTCTCATCCATCCTTCTTCTGAAGGAGCAACGTATCTGCCCAATCCCTTTGTAGTCCATGCTCTGCCCCATCTTGTATCAATGGTTCCACCTGTTGCAGACTCTCGACGATTAAAGCCCCATTCGTTAATAATGGATGACATGCTACCTGCAAGTCCTTTGGTCGTAAGCTCTAGCTCGCGTTCAATAAAGCCACCTCGACTAGAGGCTACGCTCATAATACTTGGAATTTTTCCTAACGCAGAACCAACTGAAGAAGTTAACCTAGATCTTGTTGCTGGATTAATTCTAGAGTAACCAAATGCAAGAGCACCAACAGCTGCTATTCCTCCTAGGACTGCAAGTCCTCCTGCTCCTGAGGAAGAACCTGCTGCTGCGCCTAAAGTACTTGCACTTGCAACAGAAGGCAAACCAACGCCAACGCCTACGGCAAGTAAAGCTCCAAGTATTCCTTTGTTAGAAAGTTTTTCTCTTATTTCTCCAGCTAATTTCTTTGCGCCCTTTCTTTTAACAAAATTTCTAACTGCTTCTGAATAGGACCTTCTTACAGCCTTGGCAGTGTCACCTATTTTTAAGACCTGAGGGCCAGTTTCGCCAGAGGCAGCTCGGCGAAGCGAAGTTGATTCTTCTATCCTGGTGTCCATAGTACGTAAAGAGTCTACGAATTCATCGTACTCGCGGCTATCTCTGAATGAGCCCTGAAAAGTAGATATAAGCCTTTGCTCGTCTCCAGAAAACTGTAAATTATTCGAGGCTCGGCGATAAACTTTCATTTCATCTGCGTATTGCGCTTTTAAAGCTTCTGTTTGTCCAAAATCTCCTCTAGCCTGTGCTTCTTTTATTGCTTCTGTAGGAGCAACAGGCTGAGTGGGTAACTCCGCACCATACAGTAATTTTTCAAATTCTTTTTTAAAAGCTATGACTTCTTCATCATTTGCTAGCTCTGACTCTTTCCATTTTATAGGATTATCCAGTATAGCCTCATCAGTGCCTGGTATATAGTCTTCAGGATGCTTAACTTTACCAGCATAGTAATCGTGCAAAGTTTCTTCAAGTTCTTTCCAACCTACAGGGTCTGCTTCAAATATCTCAGGACTTAGTCTGGCTTGATCGCCAATATTGTCATATAGAATATCCCATGTCTCAGTCTCAGGATTATGTTTCCATATTCTAACTGGATCAGCAAGAGTAGGCGTTCTTGGAGGCACCATTGAGTCGGGATTCGGAACTTCTTTTTGGTGCATACTAAGCCACGTACTTTCGTCGTACGCTGACTCAATTAAAATATTTCCTTTTGCAATCCTATGATCTGGGTCGCTAGAAGTAAACTGGTCACGAATATATGGAGACAGCCTTGCACCTGGGCTTTTAAAATTTCTTGGCGCAGTTCCACTCGGCCCATAGCCAAATTCGGGAGTTCCTTTTGCAAAATAAGGATCTGGTGCAATTCCCCCCTTCAAGGTTACTGATCTTGGTCCAAAAGAATCACGCTCTGCCATTAATCCCTGAACGCCACTGCCCCCAGCAAGAGGATCAACGCCAATAATAGTTGCTTTCTCTGGACTTAATTTCCCAGCCTTAACAGCTTTAATATCCTCAAGTAAATCTTGAGCCCCATGCTCATCAGTAAATCGATAAGCTCTGTCTTCTCGAAATAAAATATCAAAATCAGCTAGTGGAGCAGACGTGCCATGGGCTGCTCCAGCGGCCGCAGCCGAGTATATTCTTTGATTAGTCTTAGCAATTCTAGTAAGGTTAGTATATTGGCTATTAGCGGGGCCAATGCTAGTAATTTGAGGTTCAGCTTTTGTCCATTCTGACAAATGCTCTGCAAAGATTTGGCTATTCAAAAACTCAGGAAAAGTTTCCTGTCTCTTATCAGTAAACCTATGAAGTATGCCTTGCCATCTGTTATTTTCACCTCTACCAAAAAGAGCAAATCCAGGAGATGGAACATTGGCGGTATTTGGATCAATCCCTGCTGTTCGAAGTTTAATATCTTCTATGCCTGGCGTGTCAAACTGAATAAGAGCTGAACCATATGTTGGGTCTGCTAAAAGTGCCTCACTAGCAATTGGCTTACCTTTTGATACAGTAGCCATGATTTCTTGGACACGTGGATCTCGAAAATTCAACTCTCCTGAATTTTCTATCATAGAGTCAAGAAAACCTTGATGAGCATAGGCATAATGTCTTTCTGGAGTATATAAAAGATTATCAGGTAATCTTTCACCCCCTAGAGCAAGGTCTCCGCCTCGACGTAAGCCAAGATTATACTCGCTTAAAGCTTGGTTTGTTCCAAAGAGAGGTTTTCCATATGCAGCTTCTAATTCACGCTCTGTCTTTGCAAACGCCGCCGCAAATCCCTCTCTGCCTTCATCGTATCTTGATGCATAAGGAATATCAATTCCTCTGTGCACACTACTTGAATCAAGTGACGAGAAATCACCAAGATTACTGGTAAACGAACGCTTATATAAGTTGAATTTAGGTAGATGGCCCTGCAATTGGGCAATCGTCTCAGGACTCAACATCCTTGGACCTTTTTTTATTTGACTCATCTAATCTCCTATTAGTAAGAAATCATAGAGTGAGTATTGCTTAGTATAGTATTGTTTCCATACCTACCTCTTGGAGCAGTAGCCATATAAGCCTCATTTCCTAGACCTCTCATAGAAGAGTATCTTGAGTTTTCTACTGCAGCTATACTTCTTTGTTTCTGCATTTGGGCATTAGAACTAATCATGGCTGATCCTGGTCCGCGCTTCCAACTGACTAAATTCATTTTTCCCATTTTTAAATAGTCATTGCCATCATTCAAGACACCAAGAACTCTATTGCCTGCATATCCTGCTCCAATAAGTAAACCACCTGCTACTGTGGCCCGCAAAGGATTCATAAGAGCACTGCCAATAATTCTATTAACAATTGCCATACTAACATAACCTTTTGCAGCCCCTATTAATCCACCAACAATTCCATCCTTCTTGTAACCTTCCATAGCATCTTGCGATGCAAAATACAAAGATACGGCAGGAGGAAGTATTGTTGAGAAACCTCCACCAATTGCAAGGAATTTATTTACACTAGAACCTTTGCCACCTAAGGCCCTATAAGCGACTCGTCTGGTGCCAGTTCCAAATCCTTGACTATTCATAATATAATCGTCCCAGGCCGTGTAAAGTTCTTTCTTACTTAAACCTCGTCTCCAAACTGTTTCTGATCCTTGTTGCACTACAGGAGCAACATAATTATTTTGGCGAAAACCTCCATTTCTTGACCATCTTCTACCAAAATGGGCATTAAAATGACTACCATCTGCGCCCATACGACGATTAAAACCCCAATCATTAATGACAGAAGACATTGCTCCTGCCAATCCTTTTGTTGTAAGTTCTAGTTCATTTTCAATAAAGCTAGCACGAGAGTTGAAATTATCATTAATCCACTGCCTTTGCGTTTCAAATCTTCTTGCCATCTTAACCTCTTCTTAAAGCTGAAAGAGCTAGTGTAAGGTTTCCAGTGTCGTTATACTTACCCGGAGTATGCCGTCCTCTTGTTGGGCTCATAGAAGGATTTGTAAAGTAATTTTCTTCTATATCATTCAAGCCAATGGCTCCTGGGTTTGTCATTCTTACTCTTTCACTTGAATCGGCTTGCATCTGAGCTTGAGCACTCATGTATTTATCTCTTGCCCCTGTCAGTACATTTGCTGGATGGTCAAGGCCTCCATTTGTTGCACTGCTCATTGCTCCAGTATAGGCAGCCACACCAGCGGCACCCGCAAAGACTGCAGCACCACCCAGACCAGACATACCGCTTTTAAAACCTGACATTGCAGGTCCATGATGCTGCGGCACATCAAGTATTGAAGCTTCAGTCTCATCTGCCATACCCAGATAGTTTGGATTTCTTCTGCGAAAAAATGAGGAACTTTCCGCTTTTGCTTCAGGTGCAACGTTTTCTTTGTAGAAACTTCTCGTTGCACTCATGCTTTTCTGTACACCGGCTGCTGCCTGGCCACCATAGAATGCTGCTAAGTTTGGAAGCTCTGAAATAGTTTTACCAGGCCGATTTTGATTTAAATCTGCACCAGTGTTGTAGTTAACAAAGTCGTTTGCGCTTTGTTGTACTTTATTGTCTAATGAATTTAATTCTCCACCTTGAGTATATCGAGTTTTATCTGCAGGTGACATATCTCTAAGTCTTTGATTTGATTCACTTTTAGACATGCCTGATATGTCGTCTGTTGTCTGAGAGTGGAATGCTCTTGCATTATCAGGAGTGTAAGCCCCAGCTTTCGTAATTTGCTCTTCTAGACCTGTACGTTGACGGCTTGCATCTTCCATTGTGTCAAGACTTGCCTTTAAGCCACTTTCATTAGCAGTCTCACTCAAAGCTCTTGTACCTAGCTGTGAACTTTCCGCCCATCCTTGACTTTCAACTCTGTCTCCTACTTTCATTCCTTGAAGAAAACTACTAGTCAACGACTTAGTGCCAGAGCCACCAAACATTCTTTGTCCGCCTTTAACTGCAGCAATACCTACTGCGCCTACTGCCGCTCCCTTCATTGCTCCTTGAGTAAAAGCCTTTGCAGTACCCGTAGCCTTAAGTCCTTGAAATTCTTGATCTTTTGAGTTGTCATATGCCATTGCCCCTTGGACGCCACCAACCGCTGCACCTATAACTGGTGCTGCTGCAAAGTCTGCAAGATGACTAGCTCCTGTCCCTTGTTTACTTAAAGGTCCAAAGTCTTTATTCATACCTTGATTTGGGCTTGCAATTGAATTTGCTTTTTGGCCTAGTTCATTGTAGTCAGTCTGAGTCTCTGCTTCCTGCTCAATTGTCTGACCAGCAGCTGTTTTTCTTTGAGTTGACTTTTGTGTTTTTTCCTCTTGCTGAGTTGTTTCTCTGCTCTCTTGTTGTTCTCTTTTTGCTTCTTGGTATGCCTTCCTATTTTCTTTTCTCTTCTTTGGATCTGTCTCAGGAGCGGTTCTTTCTTGCCGCTTCATATCAGCAATTTTTTGTCCTTCACTCTCAACATCGTCTGCATATAATGCTGCTTCGTCTACTTTTTCAGGCGGTGGCTTAGGTTTGCTAATCTCAGCCTCTTGCTCTTCAAACTGTTGTACTGCGCGTTTTTGTGCAGGACTATAATTGCTTGGATCATCCTCCATTACCTTTCTAGGTGGAGCAGGCTCTGCCATTTGTCGAGGAGGAGTTACTTTACTTGCTTCTTGTGCTGCTATTTTTTCTTCATTAGTAGAAAATTTTGCAAAGTCTTGAGCTATGTCTTCCCCTTTAGGTAAAGCTTTCTCAAGTAATGAGCCTATTCTTCCGGCACGTCGACCTGCAAATGCACCAAGTGTTGCTCCAACAGTCATTGTTGTACTAAGATTTCCTGGATCTCCTGAAAGGATTGAAGCTCCTAAGCCAGCAAATGCTCCTATCGCAGTACCTGCAAGAATTGCCGAACCGCCCGCCACTCCTTTCTTACTAAATGTAGGACTGGCGCTAGCAGCTTCTTGGACTCTCTGATTTATAAATTTCTTAAAACCAGAACTTTCTTTTATGCCAAGAGCTGCTGTTCCTTGTTGTTTTAGAAGAGCTTCATAAAGAGTATTTCCAATTTCATGTTTTGCTGCACGTGTGCTAGACAGCAATGCTCCAATGAATGTCAATGTTTCTGTAACAAAATTTGCCATTATCGTCTTTCCTTACCACGGCCTCGGTTTCTTTGCATGCTGCCCATTAATGCAGCCTGTTGCATCTCTGCCATCATTAATTTTCTACTATTACCAGACTCAGAAGAAGTAATAGGTGTAATTGAGTTGAGCTGAGAACTAGAACTGGTTAAGTTATTTATACTATTTAACTCTGGAGATTGATCATATCTTTCAATCATTTGAGACTCAGATGTGCCTGGGCTTTTATCAAAATGAAAACGATTATAACTAAAAGCACTTAAAGTATTCCATCCTTTTCTTTCAGCTCCACCCATTCCGCTTTGAGCTCCAAAATAGAAAGGCTGACTCCACATGCCCTTGCCTTTGCTTTTTGCAGAGTATTCAGCTTGCATATAAGCTGTTTGGCTAACTAAATCTTCCGTAGATTTTTCTCTAAAAAGAACTGAACCAAGTCCCTGCTTAACCATTTCATATGAATAGTTTGTTCCTTCTTGGTCTGTTATAAGACCAACTGAACGACCAAAAGTTTGTCTTCCGCCAACTACAACTTGAGATCCTGTTCTTGCAGATAAAACATTTGTTAAGTAATTTTTACCAGGTTGAGCATATGCCATTTCTCCTGGCCCAGTACCTACTCCTTCGTGAGCTGTTTCAGGGGTGTCAATGCCAGATACGCGCACACTACCTAGCTTTCTTCTGCCCATGCCAAGAAAGCCTTTGCTAATCAATTCAACTGTATCACCGTCACCAACCGCGTAGTCAACCTTTGCACCATCAACTGCCTGGAGTGCAACACCAGCATCATTTGTTTTGTCAATTGGTGCAGTGTATGAAGTCAAAGCACTCTTAATATCTCCGCCAGCGGCATAGTTACCGCCTTCTAAGATTTGTTTCTCATCACCACTCTTTTTTAAAATTGCTTCAGTTGTTGGTTTCCAACTAGGTTGATCAATCATGTAATCGGCTGCAAGAGCAAGCCCAGCACCAACTATTCCACCTATAGCACCAGCAGTTCTTCCTACATTAGAAACAAACCAACTTGCGTCTTTCAGCGCAGATACCGCAATCTTTCCTCCCGCACCCGCAGGAGAAACAGCATTCGCAAGAAACCTATCTGCGGTTTCTCTCTGTAGTTTTATTTTTCCTAATCCTTGCATTGTCAGGCTAGCCATCGCCTTAAAGTGACCAACACTTTGAGGTCTTGCAAATTTAACAGCACTTAAAGAACTACTCAATTCATGTAGTCCTCTACCTAGACCTCCTATAGTCAGACCATATCCCTTAGAGGAAACATTCTTAAAAATTTGATCTAGAGTTCCTTTAGTCTGTTCTATTATTTGCCGGGTAAGAGCTCCATCACCTTGATCAAATCTCAACTTTAATTCATCAGTCAATTTCTGTCCAAGACTTCCATTTGGTTCCCGAAGTCTTCCTGTTAAAGTCTCAAACCTTTCCATCAAACTTTCTGGAGTTAATCCCCTACTCGCAATGCTTTCACTCTCAGCATACTGCCCAACCATATGTTCAAAAACACGCCTATGCGCTGTTTCCGCACTTGCACCGCCTGCAATCAAGTCTGCGTGCATTTTCTTCATATCGTCTACTAGATGATAGTCATGCGTCTTATTAAAGAAAGAGTATGTTGCTCCATCCTTTGTAACTTTTTCATGCCGGACTTGGCCTTGTCGAGTTCCAAGGTTAAATGGCTCGTAGGCATCAGTCTGAATATTGATTGGTTCAGTGTGATATTGAATTTCACCACTCAAATCAGCAACTGGCATAGGCCTATTAACTATAACTTCATCTACTATGCCTTCCGCGTTTTCTAATTTAATAACCTTTCCTGGCTTTTCATCTGGATAAGGCAATTCTCTTTTGATAATAGGATTACCTTCTTCGTCCAATTTTAAAGCATCAACAGTTAATTCCTTTTTTGCATCAAACAAAGATGCTTGTCCAGATACCAGATTAGCAGTCTCATGAATCCTAAGAAGTTCCTTGTCAATGTTGTAATTTTTTGTTACATCACCTATTGTTCCCTGATTCCATCTGGCAAGAAGAGGATTTGCACTGCTTTCATCTACATCAAAAAGAACTCTACCTTGTGCATCTGTTGTTATAGGCTCAAGTTCCGTATCTTTCAAGTATGAAGTAAGACTTAGCCATCCTCTTTTCTTGCTGTCAAACAGTATACTTGTTGCCGCAATAAGGGACTTCATCTGTCCACCAATTGACGCGGTTTCTTTTCCTTGGTTTACGGTATAGACATCTTTAACTGTTTCATACAGTTTTGCATCTGTTAAAAGTTTTCCCTGAAGAACTGTGTCCATCAAAGCTAAATGCTCTTCCTTTGCTCCATAGAAGGCCCTAGATGCCCAGTCAATTTTTGTACCAGAAAATACATCTGGCCCTGTTGGAATATATCCAGTTTGCATAAGACCAGAAAATAACATCTTAGTAAGTTCAAGCTGATCTTTGTTATGAAGTCCTTGTCCTATATTTTTTTCCCACATTGGGAAAAGACTAATCATTTCATTGGTTTTCCCTTCCATTCTTAATCTATCCACACCTTGTGTATAGTGATAGTTGGTAGGATCCATAATGTTTCTTTTATACTGTGACTTCCAGTATGCATCAAACATTTGTCTAATTTCTGATAGATCTTGAATTCCTTCTGGTCCAGTCCTGAAAGCTTTCATAATATCAGGATCTTGATTTAAAGGAACACGGTCCTCTGGGAACATTGCTACATTGTAATTGCCTTTGAAATCCCTGACATGCGCTCCTATTCCGTCATCTGCTGGTCGAATAACAGATATCTGTCTTTCTCCTGCGTCATCCACAGAAGGAACAATAGCGGTAAAGAATTTATTCTTGTTTGGTAATTTGCTTTTATCAGAAACATTCTGGGTAAAGTATTCCCAAAGTTTGCCAAGTCTGAAGGATTCAAAGGTCATATTTGCAGCAATTAATGCTTTATTATTGTCACTTCCTTGCTTCGCAAATATCATAGACCACTTAGCAGCTTCTCTTTGGCTATAAATACGCTGGCCGTCTGCAAGTTCAACAAACCCTTGCTCTTCTAGTTTTTTAAAGATGCCTGTAATCTTCTCATCATCTATGGCACCATCAGCACCTGCATTTTCTTCATAGAACTTTTTAAGGAAATCATATTTACTTTCTGCCCATCCTCCAAAGAGTGTTCTGAAACTATCTAAGCTTTCAGGGGTGTGCTCAACAACTCTATATGTTCTTTCTCTTGCTTCACCTGCGGCATTCTCCGCTGCAGTGTCAGTAAGCAAAGCAGTAGGCATCATATCTAAAGCAAGAAATCCTTTTTCCATTTGCTCAGAAGGTGACATCCGAGTAATCGAAGTTCTACCTTCTTGGGTTGAAATTAACTTGTCGATCTGATTTAGATTTTCCATATCAATCATGGCAAGCTGAAGTATTGGAGCATTTCTTCCAAGACCACCAGTCTCAATGTCCACAATCATAGCATTTCTAATAATGTCAGGTGTCTTAAAGTTAAAGACTGACATTGCCGAAAGTTTTAATTTTAAATCCCTAATGCCTTGACTTGAAGCTCCACTCAGTATTTGTCCAAAAGTATCGCCTTGGCCTGCTGCAGCATAAGATGCTAATTTCGCAGTTACATCTTTAAATAATGCTGTCTTTTCTGCAAGTACAGTCTCTGTAAAGTTAATAAAGTTTTTACCAGGAGCAGCACCAATTAACTGTGCGCCCTTGCCTATCGCAGTATCTGTAGCAGTCATCAAGTACTGCTTGAAATTAGTCTTATCGTTTAGCGCTTTAACAACCTCAGATCCAAATCTGAATGTTCCTTTAGCAATACTTTTAACAAGAGTAAAAGTACCACGTGCACTAGCATCAACTTCAGAAAGATAGTTACTACCTCTGTACTTGCCTGCCAAAGCAGTGATTCCTTTTATAGGATCTGCATCTGGATTTAAAAGATAATCTTTTAATGTGTATGCAGAGGCCATCTATCTTCTTACTTATTCATCATAGTCAAAGGGATCATCTTTATTATCTCTTATTAGACTATTAATCTTACTTAATGCAGCAGACATTTTTGTCATAGTTGAACTAACACTCTCAACCTTAGTAGACTCCATCTTAGCCTTAGCATTTAACTTGGCTTCTGGGGTGCTTAACAGTTCCTTCATTAGCTGACTGCGCATCTTTTGGAAACGTTCCTTTAACGCAAAAGCAGGATGTTCCTTCATCGCAGTCTTAACAGGATTGCCGTGTAAGTCGCTACTTAGTACAGCCTCCTGCATCAAGTCTCTACCCTCGCCAAGGCTATCTCCTTGACTTAATAGCATATTAACCCGGATCTCATAGATATCCAGTTCGGCAAGCTTAGTCGCCAAGCTAATAACACTAGGAGTAATATTATTCATATCTCTAAAGTTCTCACTACAGTATTGCTTAACCTTAACCTGGAGAATACTTGCTTCTACGGGGCAAGGTTGCAGTACTGGGAATTTACTAGAGGCAAGATCAACACTTCCATTGTCTCTCTTAACAGCAAACCAGCATGAGCTGCGAATAGGGCAACTCTCATATCCTTTACATATTAAGGGCACACTAGCATAAGTACCATGCTTAACAGCAGCAAGGTGCGACCTCATTCTAGCAGCACTCTGAGGTGTTATATGTAAGTCCTTATATAAGTCAGGATCACTACCAAGAAAAGTCCCAAGACTACTGTTAGAGAAGAAAGCATTAACATCTATAGTATTAGGATCACTGGCGTCTAAGGCACTCTGAAAAGCTTCCTTAAGACTGATACTCGTAGCACTACTTTGATCAAGAGGCTCAGCCCTCTCTAGTAAATCTAAGTCACTATCTAGTATCTCCCCCACCCTATCAAGTAGCACTTGTGTACTGGCCTCCACGCCGCCAAGACCATTAGTATTACGGTTCCCAGAGACCATACTAGAGTCCTTTAACAGGGGGCTAGTCTTAGTAAAGGACTTATCCTCACTGATAGACATCTCCCTAGTAGGAAGGCCCTTTGCTGTCTCAGCTACGCTAATGTTAGTATCCTCTAAAGCCTGTAAGTCAAAAGGCATACCGTCTTCCTTAGGGGAAAACTCTAACGAGTTCCCCAAGGTGTATGGGTCAATAACTTGTCCAGATAACGTTCCAGTATAAGTAGGCTGAGAAAGCCGCGCCGCATTCTTATATAGATTATCGGCTCCACGCCCTGCACTGTTGTCGTGGGAAGATCTAGGCTTCTTACCATTAGCCTTGTTTATATCATTGTAATGAGCCAAAACAGAGTACTTCTTACTAGTAATCAAACTAAAGTTTAAACTTTATTAACTTGATACCATAAGGAGCCTTATATATGTATAAGGACAAAACCTCTATATATATTTGGGGAAAAAATCTAGGGGAAAAGCTAGGGGGAAAGGGGTATAGGTCTGGGAAAGACGTAGACTTGCCTAAAGAACTCTATATAGGTTTATATATTTATATTTTTATTTTTATGGAAAAGAGTGGGTACTTTATATACTGGGACCCTTAAACAACCCATACCCCTATTCGTTTTAGCCCACCCCCTTTAAACGTAAAACTCTGACCGTTAGGGTGGGACATTGGGTTCCAAAAAGCCCTGCAATTGAGCAGGCACGCGTCTAGGAGTCTGCCATGACTATTGCCCTTATCGTCCTCGCCATCTTCGTCTGCATTGTCATCCTTTCCAACACGGTGAGCTATCTCATGACCGCCAACAAGACCGCGCCCATCACCCCCGCCGAGGTTCGTATGAACAACAACAACCACCCCCTCATCGTCCTGGCCATCGTCACCCTGGTTGTCATTGGTGGCCTTGTCACCTTCGGCATCGGCAAGACTGCTGGCCTGTGGGCTCAGCCCTCCTTCGAGGATCTCGTTGACCCCTACGCTGTCGCTGAGTATGAGCAGGTTGCCCTGCGCATTACCAGCTTCCCCCACCCTGGTGTTGGCCAGTACTCGCCTGATGAGGGTACCAATTGCACGGGCTGGGCCTGGAAGGGCCACATGTACGGCATTACCCATTGTGATGTCGACACATACATCATTGGCAAGGAGACGGGTGAGACCCCTGATCCAGTGGTCCGTATCAACACGGATCACGTTGTCAGTGTCCCTGTATTGGGCAATGACCTCTACACCGTTGGCATGGAATGCAGCCCTGACCTTCGCTGGTGGGGTGCTACCACTGGTGAGTGGCGTAACCTCGATTGGAGCGACATCGACGTTGAGACATTCAGCCCTAACAACCGCGCTGCTAGCCTCATGCTTGAGCGCTGGCATGGTAGCGTAAACCGAGCACAGGACGCACTGGCTCAGCAGAACGAGTACAGCGCTAGCCTGTACACCAACACCGCCCTGTTCCAGCAGGGTGAGTGGGAGATCCTTAGCAAGGGTCAGCGCTACTGCTACGACAGCCAGGATGATGTGGTTGGCCATGGTGGCTGGTTCCGTAGTGGCGATAGCGGTGGTGTCCTTCTCGCAGGGGATGAGCCCATCGGCGCTGTTAGCTACAGCAACGGGTCTGAGACCCGCAACTGCTTCAGCGCAATTGCGTTGTCGCAGGAGAAGTCCTACCAGGACTTTGAGTTCCGGGAACTCTCTTCGACCACCATGGACCTGACTGGGAAGTTCAAGACCGCTGCTTCCCACTCGGGTATGCAGGGGCGGATTTTCCGTAGCCTCAACACCGAAACCACCAACGCCCATCAGGGCAAGGAGAATTTCATGCCTTACCTCATCCTCGCCATCCTCGGCCTCATCCTCGCTGCCGCCACCACGACCATCAAGGTCAAGGAGTTTCTCATGTCCAACCTTCGCACCATCGTCATTGGTTTCCTGATTGTCCTGGGCCTTGTGGTCCCGATCGTTCTGGCGTGGAACCACGCCCTCACGGTTTGTCCTGTCACGGACGCATGGTTCAGTGTCAACTTTATGAACGGTGCCCTGGTTAGCATCGTCGTTGAAATGGCTGCAATTGCGGCTGTTCTCGCCATGGCAACGCTTATCTCTGAGATGAGCTGCCCAAAGTGGATGGTTAAGCCTATCCTCGCCATCACCCCCAACCTTGCCACCATCACGGCCAATAAGGCCAAGGAGTCTGTCATGCCTATTCGCCTGTACATTGCAATCATCCTCACAATCGCCATCTTCGTCCCCATGGCGCTTATCGCCACCTTCCGAGAGGCCTTCGTGTGTATCTTGGGCCTTGGCCCCCTTGCATTCACGGCTATTGACCTCATTCTGCATGTGGAGTACCACTACCATGTGCGTGAGCTTTCTATCGTGACCAAGAAGCTCATCGCCCACCAGAAGCTGCACAAGCTGCTCTTTGGCGGTATGGCTCTTCTCGCCATGGTTCTTGGTGGGTGCGGCGATACCATCCAGCAGGCTCCTGCTGGTATGGGCGAAATCGTCGCCGCTCACAACGGCGAATGCAGCGCCTTCCACTGGCAGGGCCAGATCAGGACGGCGGCTCACTGCACCTATGCCAGCACCGATTGGCGGGACAACGCAACAGCCGTTCTTCACCAGCAGCAAGGAAAGCATGCTATCCCAGAAGACTTGGCAGATATCGGCCAAGAGTGTAGCCCCGACCTGCGTTGGTGGGGTGCCACCACTGGTCGGACTCTGCCTGTGGAGGACGTCAAATTCTACGCTGTAAAGCGTGGGCAAAACGTCTGGGACCTTGGCGAACAAGTTCCTCCATGGACTCCTGGAGCACAGGCCTGCTTCACCCAGACCCTGCACAACCGCTTCTCCGACGGAGATAGCGGAGGACCCCTTCTCGCCGGTGATGAGCCGGTGGGCAGCGTCTCCTGGAGCAGCAACCTGCCTTGGGGCATGGCCTGCTTCGGCCGACTGGAAAAACAACCAATGTGGGGAAATCTCTCCACGTCTTCCCCGCAAGGGGGTAAGGGCTTCCGCATGAAGTCCATCGAAATGACTGACAGCCTCGCTGTCACTTTGACCCAGGTCTTCACGGACCTTGCCATTGCAGGAGCAATCCTGGCGCTGGCCTTCCTTCTGGCCCGAGTCCGGGCCAAGTTCCGCACGCACGACGAAACCAACGCCGGCAATTCTGCTGGCCTCATTGGGGCTAAGAACCCCAGTAAGGGACACATGTCCCCCATTTTGGCCTTCGTGGCCCGCCTGACGAGCGTAATCGTCATCCTCCTCCTTGGTGTCTGCCTGCTGGCAGCACCCGGCGTGACCCCGCTGGTCTCTTCGAACAACAGCCCGACCATCGAGACGGGCATCGACCCTGAGGCCATTGCCAAGATTGTCCAGCGCTTGAAGAAGCGCCTGGCGTACGGCATGCGGATGGCCAAGAAGAAGCGGTGGACCGTGCGTCGCTTGAACCGCTGGCTCGTTGCAAACGGTTACAAGGCCAAGGCCAAGAAGGCCAAGAAGGCGGTCGCAAAGGCCGTTGTCAAGTTTGACCGTGCGGGTATGACCCGCCGTCAGCGTCGCGCAAAGGCCCATAAGGCCAAGGTTGCAGCAACGAAGGCAGAAACCAAGGCTCGTGGCGTTAAGCGCCGCGCAGAAGCCAAGGCAACGAACGACGCAATCGCCAAGCTGGAGGCTGCGATTGCCTTCCTCGGGCTCATTGCCCGCGTGGCCCGTCACCAACGGCGCATGGAAGTGTCGGCTGCGCGGTCGAAGCGCAAGGTGGCTCGCAAGGCCACTGCTAAGCCCGCCGCCAAGAAGATCATTGTCAGGGCCGAGGGTGCAGGTCGTCCCACCTTCCACCCCCGCCGCAGCAAAGTCCAGGGATACAACCCTGCCGCACAAAGCCGACAGGAGATCATCACCTCACGCGAAAAGCGGGAAGAGCGTCGCCTTGCACGCGAGGCTCGGCACCTCACGCTCCTTAATAGGGCATATGCTGCCCTCCTCAACATGGTCGTTGAGGGAACGGCATTCAAAGCAGGCTGGACCCTTCGAGGTGCATGCATGCTGCTGGCGGACAACATGGCTTGGGTTGCCGCCCAGGCCGAGATCCAAACGTTCGATCAAGATGACGACGTGGCCTGGCAGTATGAGGCAGCCGTCCGCAACATCCCCTTCGAGATTAAGCGGGAGGTTGAGAACGCAGAGGTCGACGCAGCATGGGCGCTCATCGAGGCCAACGACAAGAAAGTCCTTGCCGAGATCAAGCAAGCGAACGCTAAGGCGCGGGCCAAGAGGAAGGCAGAGCGTGAAGAGCGCATTGCCACTCACAGGGCGAAGGTCGACGCAGAGCGGGCCGAACGTGAAGCCGCCAAGGCCGTAAAGGCCGAAGAGCGCAGGAAGCGGGAAATGGCAAAGGCGGAGCGCCTGGTTGAAGCCCTCAAGGCCCGTGAGGCCAAGAAGGGCAAGACCACCAAGGTGGATGTTACTCCTGTGTCTCCCGTGGCTAAGCTGCGGGAAGTCCAGGCAAACAGCCCCGTTCTCGCCGTTGTCGCAGGTCTTGGGCTTGCGACTGGCATGGTGGCCGTTGCCGTCATTGCCCTTGCTGCAATTGCCTTCTTCGCTATTCGCAAGAATCGTGCCGAAGACTGCAAAGAAGAAACGGTCGACGCAGATTGGGGCGATCTGCTTGAAGCTCCTGCTGAGCCACAGCCCCAGTCCCTGTTGCTGCGTCTGACAGAGCTCTTGGGCCAAGAGTCTCCTGCGCGGGAGGTTGTTGCATATGAACCTGCTCCTGCACCAGTTACTGTACCTGCCGAGCCAGAGCCGCAATCTCTTCTTGGGCGTCTTATTGAGCTTCTGCCTGAGGCTGAGGCGCGTGCTACTGAGCCTGCCACCTGCGCTTGCGGAATACCGCAGGAAGAAGGCTACGTCTGCGATACCTGCGTACTCAATGAGTATGCTGCTGGTATGGCAAATGCCCTCGAAAATGCGGTCGAAGAGTTTCCCTTCACCGATCCTGGTGACTGGGATGGCGGGGCAATCGATGACGTGTATGCGGCTCAGCTCATGGCGGCTGACCGTGAAGCCGCGCAACGCGATGCGGCAGACTTGGAAGAGCACCTGCAGGTTCTTGCGGCAGAAGCTGCTCTTGCAGACCTCGACCAGGAAGCAGAACAGGACATTGATCCGCTAGATCTTCTAGTGGAGAAGGCCAAGGAGGAAGAGATGGAAGAGGAAAAGACCCCTGAGCAGGTCTGGGCAGAAATCTGCAATGAGCTGACGGTATCCCCTAGGAACTACTCGGCTAATGCTGCAATGAACATCTTGATTGAGATGTATCAGCGCAAGATTGACCTGTTCCGTTTCCGCCATTTCGGCACTACTCGTACGTTCACCCGCAAAGACAAAGACGGGGATAGGCGTACCAGTAAGACAAAGACTCTGCGCAAGGACGTTATTGTCCGGTTTGCCAGCATCCTGCGTCAGGACAAGGAGATGGCAACGTGGTTTGCGGAAGCAAGTCACGATCCCTCTTGGGAGCAGTTCTGGGTTGGCATCGAGTCCCTTATGAAGGACAAGAAGCAGGCTTGGACTGCCCAGGATTGGCGTATCCTTCGAGCCAGGTACGAAGCGGCTGTCTTGGTCGTTAACGACCTCTGCATCGAGTTCCTCGGTCAGTCGAAGAGCAAGCCAAAGTTCATGGCAAGTGAAGTCTCTTGTCTTGTAACCAAAGACACCTTCCGCTACCGTGCAGTTGGTGCGCAGGAAGCGATGGAAGCCTGCAAGCGCATTAACGCAAAGCACAAAGGTGGCTTCTGTGTGGCTCGTGGTGTCTACCAAGAGCAAATGCTTAGCGGCTCTCACCTGCCCTGGGTTGTTGATAAGGCTGACGGGGAAGGCAACTGGCTGGAGTTTGGCTTTGTTCTCACCACCAGCGCTGGTGTTGCAGACTGGGGCTTTGGCCGTGAAAACCGCAACAATAGCAGTGTTGAGCTGAAGACTGCCACAGAAATGCTTGGTGGAATTGTCCAGCTTGATCAGTACAAGCCAGAACGTGCGTACATCGAGATGTTCCACAAGAACTGGACCTTGATGAAGAAGCCCAGCCTTAACGACTGGAAGACTTTCATTAAGACAGCCTTTGCCAATGGCAACATGTTATTCATTAACCCAACGACAATGGATACCAGGCATGTCGCCAAGAACGGCACCAGTTACAGTAAGTCTGTAACTGACAATGGCACAACAGCCAGCACGGTCCATACTTTCTTCAACGATGGTAGCGTGACCACGGTAATGACGCGCAAGACTCTTGATGCAAATTCGAAAGGCTTTGCTCACAAGTTCAGCAGTGCGCGGACGACTATCAGGAAGTTCTTCTTGAAACACTCTGGTATTCGTGATCTCAAGGTTCTTCCTTGGGAAGTTGTCGAAAGCCGAGATGAGCTGGCAACAAAGTTTGGCAATGAGTCGTATGACCAATACCAGGCATGCCGTAAAGCAATCTCTGCTGATCGCAATCATCGGCTAGACGTTGTAGTTCTTAGCCGCGTGAACAATGCACGGTTTGAGGCTTGGGCTACTGAGTATGTGCAGAATAAGCAATCATCGGTTGTTTATCACATCAAGACTCGGCAGCCTTTGACGCTCAGCCAGCTCAACAAGCAGAATAAGGCCCTTGCAAAGCTGCAGGGTAATTACTTCTTGGCTCAAACTGAGTTGGAAACTAGCCGCGCTGGTATTGCAGCCATTAGGCATACGATTGAGACGAGTGCTTATACGTCTCAAGAACTGTCTTCTGATTTGATTGAGGCCTTCAAAGAAGGTTACCAATGGATGAAGACTCCTGGTGGCTATCAGTTGGTTAGCGCAAGAAAAGCTGCAGCAAACCCAGAGAAGATTCTCAAGGGCGAAGCTCTTGCTGCTGTGCTGGATGCGTGGATCAAGACTGCCATTGACGTTCAGGCAGACTCTCTTCGCGCAGAGGGTGCGAAGATTGTGCGCAGGTACGAAGAAGCACTTCAGCTTCTGCTTCCTGGGTACAGCTGCAAGGTCAATGGTGAGGATTGTCTCATGGCTGCATACAATAAAGCAGAACATGCGAAAAAGACAGACCCCAGCAATCCTGAGATTGCCTTGCTTCTTGCAGCGTACTATGCGGAGTACGAGAAAGAGCAAGCGGAGTACGAGAATGAGCAAGCGAAAATCCAAGCGCGTTACGAGAAAACCCATAAGGAATGTCAGGAGTATGAGCAGCGCGTTAAGGAGCAGGAAGGATGGGATGAAATCCCGTTCTGTAAAGCAGGTGCCGTTCTTTCGGCATTGGCTCTTGCAGCTGGGCTTCCTGCCTTCGTGGTAGTGTTGCCGCTTGCACTGACGGCACTGGCTGCTTTCATGAAGATGGAAAACTCTGACGTTGAAGGTGAGGAGATCCTCGCTGACAATGCAGAGTTCTGCCTGTACAGTACACCAATTGTCCGTCACACAACAGGCAAGTGGACTGCAGTCAAAGACAACAACACTGGGGAATCCGCCCCAGTCGAAGCTGGCGAAAGCCAGAAGGAGAAGCCCATGAGCTTCCTTGACAAGATGAACCAGACCATCCGAAATGTCTGGAACGAGCTCACCGGCCGTGAGAGAATTGGTACTGACGTGAAGACCAAGGCACCTGCCACGTACGGCTCTATCCTTGCTGCCAGCAAGGTTGAGCACACGGCACTTACCCGTATCTGCGGTGGTAAGATCCGTGAGATGCAAGTCACCGAACTCAGCAGTGAAGAGCTGCGTGAGATCAAAGACTTCATCCGCCGTGATGGTGACACCTGGATCATTGTCCGCGACTCTCAGAAGTTCCACTTCCCGAACTGGGCAATGGAGAAGCTGGTGTCTGAGATTGTGATTGCAGGTCACGCTGTCGACAAGAAGGTCAGCCAGCAGGAAGTGAATAAGTATTTCGGCAGCTTGCTTTGGGCTCCTGCTGAGATTGTTTCCTTCCAGGCTAGCGAAGCCAAGGTCATGAGTGATGGGCTTGCCGCCATGTACGACGGTACCAACCTGATGAGCGATGAGCTTGCATCGACTATCGACTGGGTTGGCTATGCAATTCGTCGACTGCTTACGGTACTCGGCTTGTTCAAGGGTATGTTCATTATCCTTCCTGCTGGGTACTTCCCGTCTGGGGTCAAGCTATTCGGCAGTGAGGTGAAGAAGCACCTTCGTCTGCGTCGGGATAGCGGTCGTGCACTTGCACTGCAGCCTCAGGCTAACGGTCACAGTGATGTGGCTAGGACTCTAGGCATGCAGCTTTGGTCCATGCTGTTGGGCCCCTGGATTGCTAGTGTTGGTTTTGCCAATCTAGCGAAGGGAGCGTACGGCTATGCAATGTCGAACCTGAACAAGGCTAATGAGCGTCTTCTTGCTCCTGCAGAGGAAGAAGAAGAAGGCCGCGATGCCTTGATGGCTGAGGCTAGCCGCCTGCACGGGTTCAATCCAATTGCTGTATTCAGGTCTTTTGCGACCAGCATGGCAAACGGGCTCACGAAGTCCTTCAATCCCAACAAGGTGAACATTGCACCTGTTGACGAGAAGGGCAGAAGCCTTGTGCCAAACGGCTATCCGATGATGCTGCCTTGGCTTGCGCTGGCAGAGCTGTGGCTCAAGGTCACGGGCAAAGTGCCAGAAGAGCTTGCTAAGAAGGTTGAAGATACCGAAAAGCTTCGTCTGCGGCTCTTTAAGCTTGCGAACGGCGCAATTCCAGTGCTTGTGCACAACATGCACCGCCTTGATGCGGCTAAGGTTGCAGGCATTCGTCGCATGGCTATTGCTGCTATTGCGACTCGCATCCCGACTGGCAAGACCAGCGGTATCGAGGTTATGCTCTTCGACGCAGAAGAGTATGGGGCAGATCTACTGCCTGAGATCGTTGGCCGTAAGAAGAACGACATTGAGTTCTGGCTCTTCCCTTGCGAGGAGACCACGGCCTTCAAGGTTGCTTCTGAGGGCGGCGACGACGACGACCTGTACGAGTTCCTCCTGGGAATTCTGCACAAGCTGGCTCGCCTTGGCCTTGAGTGGCGGGCAAAGATCCTCGATGTGAGTGCCGATACGCAAAAGGCCATGGACGAAATCAAAGTTCGCTTTGCTCGTCAGGTGGCAGCATTCAAAGAAGACCGTAAGCTTCTTGCAAAGCTGATGGAGATGCCTTATGCAAAAGTCTTCACGGCAAATGGCAAGGTCAGGGCAGGCTGGCCGTCTCTCTTGGGTGTTACCATGGCACCAGGTGGATGGCAGATCCGTCACACGGAAGCTGTTGAAGATATCATCGTGATGACCGAGGAGTCCCGTGAAGATATCGCCACCCAGGCTCGCCTCTTTGCTGAGGTAATGACAGCAAACAACGACAGCCCGTTCACCAGCGCCATTGGCACTGTTGCGCAGAGCCACAAGTTTGCCACTGGCATCTTGACTGGAAACGTTGTGCTGACGAACAGTATCGGTGCTCTGGATAAGATCTGGGCACTCTTTGTTCTTGCTACCATTCTGCTGTCGGATATGGTAGACGCTTGCAACAAGGGCAAGAAGTACGCAGAGGCTGGTGCTGCACTCATGTACCTTAACTGGGCATGGGGCTGGCTGTGCTATCGTATTGCTAGCAATCCAGATGCTAAGGTTATCTGCCCTGCGCAGTATCTAGTATCTGTGCCTCCTGCTGCCAAAGAGCTGTTCAACGCACGTCATGCTAATAAGATGACTGTTGATGGCAAAGTTGTTCAGCCGGGCAAGCTTCTCAACAATCTCTATGAGAACCATAGAGAGCTTGGCGAGACGGTCGAGGCTATGATCCGCGAAGAGCACAACCGTGCTGAGTTCTCGGCTACGGTAACTGCGATGCTTCAGACTGTTAGCGTTCCTGTGCCTGGGGCTGCTTCTGCTCAGGGTATGGGCTCGGAAGTCTGGGCTGAAGTCTGGACTGCAAGCGGCCGCAAGAAGATCTACCTGGATGGTCTCAAGCAGAAGTCTGCTATGAGGTTCGAAGACATTCGGGCAGAGCAGCGTTACATGGCAGAACTCAACAATGCAACCGTCTACGCAGCACATGCTGAGTTTGACCGTATTGTCATGGGTCGCCTTGTGAAAGCTGATCCTAACGCTACTAGTGAGGAGATTGCAGCTATGTTCAAGCTTTGCAAGCTTGGCATGGTCTACTCGTATGCTTTCAAGACTGTTGGCTACGAAGAGAACTGCGTCAAGATCCTTATGGATGAAGAGGGAGAGTTCGGCGCTTCTGGCGGCGTTCCTACCTACATCATCCCTGTCAGCGGCAACTGCACCTTTATCGGCAACTTTGCAGGTAGCAGCGAGATCCTCCTTGAGTGGATGATGAATCCTGCTACACTCGCACTTGTTGCTGAGATCAAAGCCAAGGCTGGCGACTTCAAGTACGTCGTTCTCTCCATGAAGGGTGAAGCCTTTGGAGAGATGATTGACGGCGGTCGTGACCTCAGGTACAGCGAGGCTGACTTTGATGGCAAATCCATCACGGAGATCCTCTGTATGCCTGGCGTTGCTCTTGCTGGCAATCAGCGTGAAGAAAGCCACGTTGATCAGAGCACCTGGCTTGCAAGTGTAGCAGACACGGTCACGCAACGTCGCAACGACATTCTTCGCAAGCTGAAGGCGGAGAACAAAGCAGCAGAAGCATTGCTTCGCGGCAAGACTTTCGGAGAGCTTCTTCAGGAGTTCAACGTAACGGTCGTCGCAGAGTCCGTCACTGGCACTGCCAAGGTCGAAAAGATCGAGGCGTTCAAGTGGATGGACAAGAAGCATGCGGGTCGTACGTACCCAAACACCTTTGTCATTGTTCGCTTCGGGAATGAAGCAGATCCTGTGACTGAGGAGATGGAAGAGGATGATATTACCATCTTCCTTGCTGACGAAGTGATTGAGGCTGCTCCTGACACCAAGGAGAACATTACGATCGAGGCCTCTGCTCCTGTGGTTGAAAAGACTGCAGAAGCAAAAAAAGACAGCATAAGCGATAAGCTCAACCGCATCTTCGGCAAGAAGGAGGCTGTTAAGCCCCCTGCTCCTATCGAAGTCGTGCCTGCTGCTGTTGTTGCGGCTGCTACTGGACAAGAGGAGCTCAAGATCCTGAGCATTTCTGAGCCTGCCTTTGCGAAAGAAGGATGGTCCCAGACCAGCGAAGGAAAGCTTGTGCGCCGCACTTTCAGCAAGACCAAAGTCAAGGAAGTCTTTGCTGCTGGCTGGAACTTCTGCTTCTGCGAGGGCGATGGAGACAAGTGGGTCATTGCAGACACCCGCTTTGGTTTTGTCATTGGCCGCGGACAGACTCAGGTCATAGCGTTGCAAAGGGCAATTGCAAACACCCAGGCTGCTAAGGTTGGACGCAACCTTCTTGACGAAGTCCAGTTCTCGAACTGGCTCTTTGACCGTGCAACTCAGGCTCAGCGTCCGCTTGTTGACCTGATTGCAGAGCACAACAAGAAGGAAGAGCCCGTGGCCGAGGCAACTCCTGCTACTCCTGTTGTTGTCGCAGAGACTGCTGGTACTAAGCCTACTAGCCGTTGCGTTGGTAACTTCGCATTGGCTGGCCTTCAGCACTCTAGTAACGTCAATGTTGCTGAGCGTGAGCTTGTTGAGGGCGTAAAGATTACTCTCATCCGCAATGTGGCTCACCCCAAGGATGCAAATGCCGTTGAGGTCCATGTGAATGGTTACCGCTTCGGGTATGTTCCTAAGGAAGCCGCTGCAAGGCTGGCTCCTCGGATGGACATCGGCGTGAAGGCGTGGGCCATTGTCACGGGATGGGAAAACGGGTACGCCCGCTTCGATCTGTTCCTTGGCAAGACGCCCACTACCTTGGAGACGTTCAACTACCAGCGTGACGAAATCGAGCGTGCATGCGAGGGGCTTGCCTGGCTGGAGTCGTACGACGCGACCGATGAACAGAAGGCTCCGGCTAATGCCCTCCTTGCGCACTTTGCTGCCCTTTGTGGTAGCCTTAAGCTCTGAGGTTACTATGAAGGAGATCCTCATGAAGTACATGGGTGGTGCTAAGTATCCTGGTCCTTGCCGCAATTGCAGCCGCTACTGTGGTTGTGATACACTGCGGCTCTTCCGAGATGACCGATATAAGGCAGCGAAGTGGGTCACAATCTGCACAGATTGCTGTGAAGAATGGGATGCCCGCTTCAACAAGCCCAAGGCCATTGTGGCTCCTCAACCTGCTCCTGTAAAGGAAGTGAAGGTTGTGGAAGTCGCTAAGCCAAAGCAACTTTCGTTGTTCGGCTAGAGAACTGACAGTTTGAACTAAAGCCCTATTCTACAACCCTTTTCAAAAGAGCTCACTTTGTGAGCTTTTTTTTACTACTTACTTACAGAGGCCAAACGACTCCGCTACTCCGCTCCCCCTCGAAAGCCTGTGTGTATTTTGTAATTTCTGCACCCCCTTGGAGAGGCTCCTGCGTCGCCCAGAGCATTGTAGGCTTCGCTCCCTGGCAACAAAGCTAGACCAACGAGAGGTCTGGTGGGCCTCCTGCGTCGGCCAGATATAGTGAGCGTTCACGCTTGCTATACTGGCGGATCCGTCCCAGTAGATGCGAGAGATAACGGATAGGTACCTCCCAAACGTCTACCTTGTCGGGTGTGGGAAGGCCGAAAACGCTGACAAGGAAAGAACCTCTGGCCTCACGGCTGGGGGTTCTTTTTTTTCCACTCCGCTGAATAACCAGATAACTTGTGGCAACCAGGGGTCTTACGAGGCTCCTTCGTCGCCCAAAGCATCGGATGGTGGCTGCCGCTACCCGTATCAGAGAAGGCCTGTCGGTCTCTGGTATGTATCAGACAGGGGCGGTTGCCAGTCCGCCTAACAGAAAAACTGGCCGTCATCCCCTTTAGGATGGCATGTTTACGTCCCCTCTTGGACGGGTTCCTGGTAGTGGTAATCCTACTTACTGCGTACCAGGATAGAGAGGTAAAGCCCCAGCACAGTAGGATGTGTTGGGGTTTTATTTTTGTTACTCCGCTATATAAGTAGATTACTAGTAACTATATAGTGGTTTGTTGGCGGCTCCTACGTCGCCCAAAGCACTGGGCGTTGACGCTCTGCCATCTCCGTTGGTAGAGACTAGCTTTAAAACACGGGGAGTCCCAGGTCGGCCTTACGGGCTTGGATAAGACTATTGGCAGAAGGACAGATTCCCACTACTAGGCCGGTAGTGGGTTTCTTTTTTTGGCCTCCTTCGTCGGCCAGAGATTATGAGGCACTTTCGCCTCTCGGTCCTTAGGAGGACACCATGAAGGCAGGTAAGTATCACTCGTACGACTGGCGAACCGAGCGGGATGCGGATGCTGATAGGAGCGTCTTCGTCCAGGCCTGGAAAGCCAAGTTCCCTGGGGTCGTGCCGCAGTTCGCCATCATCCTGGATGACGGCAGTTGCCACTGGTGGAACGAATGGCCAGACGGGCGGACTCGGCGGCTTCCGCCTAGCACATTCAAGATCGGCTAAAGATAGACCCTCGGCTTCGGTTGGGGGTTTTTCTTTTCTCACTCCGCTACACAGTGGGGTGGCTCCAGCTCCCGGACTCTTCGGCGGTCAGCAGGTAGGAACCCAATAGCAAAAAGAGGCGAAAAAATATAGACTCCGCTATAGGCCGGAAAGGTTATATCAACTAGTAGTGTTGAGAGCTCCTGCGTCGCCTAAGTGTTGTGAGGTAATCGCGGACCTCTTAGTCATGTTCCAACCCTGGGGAGCATGATGAGCCTAGTTAGACAAGGCAAAACGAACAAAGGGAGTAGGTGTCCATCCGCCGAAGTTAAGAGCACCTGTACGCGGGACTCGGGATGGAACTCATGTGCTGGATCTCCTAAGGAGGCACATGTTTAAACAGAAGAGGGGATGACCTGCGCATGTCACAAAACTGCCCCAATTTTAACCCTCTGGCTTCGGTCGGAGGGTTTTTCTTTTGGCCTCCTGCGTCGTCCAGAGAAAGTGGGCAACTTTCGCCCCAAACGGAGAAGAGAACATGCAGTACGATCTTACAGTGACACAAAGCCCCAGCGGACTCGTATACTTTCGGGTATACAGCAAAGAGACCGGTGATTGCAAGTGCATCCTGAGCATCGACCCCAAGGACGGGTCTCTCGAGGCGGCAACGGGTGACGAGGAGTTCACGGGCTACTCCATCGTTGGAGAACTCGTCTAAGAGAGACCCTGGCTTCGGCTGGGGTTTCTTTTTTCAGGCTCCTTCGTCGCCCAAGGAAAATGGGTAATGTCACCCTTCCTTTACGGAGTCGAAGATGAACAGTGTCAATTTTGTCGGGTTTCTTACTTCCACCCATAAGGAAGTGGGCGATGTCCTCTGTGTCGTCGTGAAGAGTGTCGATGGGAACAGTGCTCCCACTGTGCGTTTCACGGGCAAGCAGCGTGAGGCTCTCAAGAAGTGGGGCACCCCCGGACGTCTTGTGAGCATCAGTGGCAGCTTCGGAACGGAGGTGAATGGCAAGGTGAAGGACTCCTTCATCGCCTGCGCCTACAGCCGTTTCTTGGACAAGCAGGAGACTGTGGCTAAGGCTGCTGCTCCTGTTGCGGCACCTGTCGTGGCTGCTGCACCTGTCAAGGCTGCAAAGGCTCCCAAGGCTGCAAAGGCCACAAAGGCTGCTCCTCCCGCGAATGTCGATCCTGACGACGTTCCGTGGGCGTAACTAACCCCTGGCTTCGGCTGGGGGTTCTTTTTCTTGACTCCGCTATGGGCCGGTGCAGTTCCAGCTCCGAGACGTCTGGCGGCTGTCAGGGAGAAGACCATCATCAAAAAGAGGCGAAAATAAATGGGCTCCTGCGTCGCCTAGGTACAGTGAGGGTTTGTCCTCGTTGCCAGGAGTCTGTCATGTTTGAGAAAGTGTCGCTTGAAGACTGTTACGGTATCGCTGTGGGTGGTGAGGACGAGATGATCGCCCGCATCGACGAGGCCAATGAGTACGTGTACAACCACGATGAGTTGGATGACTTCGACTACAGCGAAGGTTGAAGAGATGGCCCGAAAGGGTCTTTTCTTTTCTAAGACAAAGGGGCCTCCTGCGTCGGCCATATGTCTTGAGTCTCGGCTCTACAGTTTACGGCGTCGAGTAGGTTACATTGCGAATAATAGGGGATGTAAACCCTATTGCTCGTACTGCAAGACGTCATCCTTTGAGAGTTTACTAGTAAAATCATAAGTGCGCCTGCCGCTTATGGGAACCTAGTGAGAGTCAGGGTTGCAAACCTGGCTATAACAAATAGGCTGACTATTATGGGACCCTGCCCTGGTAGTTATATGAACATGGGGTGGTCTGCTGCAGCGGGCCTTTGATCAGTCGGGTGTTCGCTATACAGATACTGAACGGGTGACCACGCCCACAGTTGAGTGCAAGGCTCAGCAATTAGGATTCCTACGAGAAGGGTTCAATCCCCTTTTTCATCGGCCACATGCCATGTAGGGTTCAGTATCAGCGCAATGTATGGCTATGGGTTCGAGTCCCATATGATTGAATTACTTTACACCGTCCTAAGGAGGACAACATGGATAAGAGCATGATCTTCAATTTCAATACCGTTGTCTTGTTTGCGACCGAGATCGCCAAGAGGATGAACTTCCTGGGATACGATACGACCTACAGCGTCTCTATGACCGAGTTCAGTGGCCCGACCATCTCGGCTGCCATCAGGGGCAACACCGAGAAAGAAGGGTGGTACATTGTGGAGCACGGGATGTTCCATGATGCGCACAAAGGCTTCGAGGTCAATTTCACGATTGGCCTCCCCAGCGCAGAGGGTGAGTACATCTCCGAGTGGGTGAAGGCCAAGATCAACAGGATCCGCCTCCGTGACTGCTTGGAGATCAACGAGACCCTGTACTCCGTTCCGACTCTGGAAGTTTACTCGGAGCGGTTTGGAGGGACGTATGCTTTCTACAGTGCAATCCCCACCTTGACGAAACACTTCGACTTCACGGTCAAGAACGTCAAGGGTGACATGGATGGCCTCATCGATCTGTTCTGGGGACAGAAGGGCCTCCTCAGCAAGATTGAAGACCCCGACTGTGCAATCGAAGAGTTCAACAACCTCCTGGTTGAGTTGGGCGATTCTGTCTCGTCCTAGTAGTCCAATAGGTCCACAGCCTGCAACCTGCCCGTTGGTAGGCTAACCTATCAGATGTCATGTCTGGTAGCCACAAAGGCTGCATCACTTCCTTATGGTAATAGATAGGTTCGAATCCTATCAGGAAGACTTTACCCCCTTATATAGGTGACAAGATGAAACATGTGCCCGGACATAGTTCGATGGATGAGCAGGCTATGGAGACTGTAATCTCTCATGGGAAGTTTCTTCTTGAGAGAGCAAATGCAGTACTACATTTATATCCCCAGCTCCAAGAGTATAGGGATGCACTGGTAGAGATGCAGAAGTATGCCGAGAAGGCAATGGATAATGGACACTTCCCCGATTCCGACCTCTAACGTCCTTAGGAGGACACCATGCGAATAAAGCATAACATTATCGTTACGTGGAAAGATTGTGACAAGGGGTGCTGCGAGGACTATAGGGTATTCCAGTTCTCTGGTAGTCCCGGACAGGCAATTAGGTTTTCCCAAGAGGTAGCAAAACTTCATCCTACTACATTCCGTATTAGGATCTATCAATACGACAACGAGGAATAATCATGAATATGAATACCGTTGAGGATATGCACAAGATCTTGAGAATCCTGGATGCCGAAGTAGCAAAGAGGAAGATTCCTTTTGATGTGATTCCAGAGAGAACAGCGGCGGAGTATCGTGCCCTGGCCGAAGACCATGAAGAGTATGTTGCTCTTCTTGCAAGAGAGAGGAAGGTAATCAATGCCTACTTCAATGCCGTTCAGATGCAGGAGTGGGCACAGAACCACAAGCGCTGGATACAGACGGGATTGAACGGTTATACTACCCATGAGTTGAGCCCTGTTGGCAAAGAGACCCTGAACAGATACCTCAACAAAGTAGTTGAGGAAATCTGGTGGGATGCCAATGAGGACCGTCTTGTGACAGAATTCGAAAGTTCCCGCCAGTACCTCGGCGATGATGATCGCAACTTTGAGTGGTACATCAACAGGGAATATGAAACTTACCTTCAAACCCTCTAACAGGAAAAACAATGAAAATGATACCTGTTGATCTTTGGATGAACTTTGATGGATGGCTAGACGAAAACTACGATCTTCTTGATAAGGAGTTCGTTGAGATCTATGGAAAGGATGGATCAAGTAAAGACTTTGGCCAGTTCGCTGCAAGTAAACACAATGAATACTGTGAATCCCTTAAGAAGTAAGAGGTGTACTGTGAATAAGTTTATCAATGTGACTGTCCGCGTTCCTACGTCCAACATCGTAATCAGTGAGTCTCATGACGACATTGATACTGCGATGTGTAGGGGAGAAATTCTGTCTAAGGCCTTGGGCGGTTCTTGGACTATGACCTTCAATGCTAACCAGGTCAAGATCTAATGGTCTGGTATACTTGGCAATTTCGTTTCTTCCTTGCCTTTTGGCAACTTTACCTGTGAGGTTATAATGCACGAAATTAAGATTGATGATCATGTTGTCCAGCTCAATAACTGGCAGTTCGGTACTTTGTTCTTCTTTTGTTTGTCGGGGCTTGGCGCTCTCTCCATGGTTCTCATGGTTATCATCGACATCATCCGTTGGAGTATGCAATGAAGATTACATTCAATGTTAACGAGTCCTTCGCTGAGGTTCATAGCCTTGGCTTCGCAACAACTTGCCTTCTTTTTGCCAGTCTCATCTCTGGCATCTCTTACTGGATCATCGCAGCAGTGATGTTCTTTGATTCCAGTTACGTATAGGACATATAATGAAGATGACGTTTCTGTATATCCTGGCAATCACCTTACTTATTACTGTGATCAAGATCATTCAGATCCTTGATCCTACTTACTGGAGTTAGTCATGAGCAAGACAAAGAAGTTTGAAAAGGTTCCCCGCCGTGATGTCGCCGCAATGACGCTTGCTTGCGGTGGTTTCAAGAACGGTAACCATGGAGATCCCCGCAAGGAGGAATCCAAGAATGGTTGCCGCAAGTTCAAGTTCAACAACAATTCCTCGGAGGAATAGATGTACGAGACAAAGAGTCTGATCATTGATGGGTTCCGTCACCTTACTTACGTTAGCCTTACCGCTAGCACACGTGATGGTCGAAAGGAACAACTTCGAGAGTACCGGACAGCATTCAATTTGCTTCAGGATACCGCTCCTCTTTGGGATGAACACTTTGACATCAAAGAAGGATCCCGGAAGGCGCGTTACCGTATGGACTATCTCGAAAAGCACTTCGAGAATCTTGAGTGTATCATCCTTGTAGCAGAGGCAATCGCCCGCGCTGAAAACATCAAGTAGGAGAAGAACATGGAAAACGTAGATCCTATGGACAATGTCGACTCGCGCCTCTTTCAAATCAACTACCGAAACGCCGAAAACATTGCCTACCTAGTAGCAATGCTGGAAACAGTCTGGGGAGTTGACCGTATCAATACACTAATGCTTGCTGTGCGGGACATTCGTATCAGTCAAGAAAACCACCAGGAGATCTAATGAGAAGCATCCTTATGAGTACTGTATCCTTTACTATGGAGCATATCAATGGAACTGCAAACATTGTAGTCCCTGTGTGGTTTGTGTTTCTCTATACTGCGGCTAGTTTGATCTGGCCAGCCATTGCTATCTTGGCCCTCGTAAATAGAGGGTAGCCTCCTTCGTCGGCTAGTTCTTCCCTATTGGAGAGTAAACCTAAGATAGAGAAAACAATGATCAATGAAATCAAACAACTTCTATTAGGAGCCGCAGGTCTCGCAGGTGCATTTCTTATAGTGCTTCTGTGCTTTGAAGTCTTGATCGCAATCAAAGACATCGCAATAGTTATGATTAACTAGATAAAGGAGTAGCCTCCTGCGTCGGCTAGATGTCGTGCTATTGTGTCCTATTCAATAAGTTTCCTTCGATAAGAAGGGTAAGTGAGAGTTGTCATGAAAGATAAGAATCGTGTTGAACTTCGTGGTCGTCTTGGTGCAGATCCTATTCTCTCTACTACGGAGACCGGACGTAGTCGGACTAGCCTTCGTCTCTGTACTAATTACGAGTATAAGACTGCTGATGGTACGGAAGTAAAGAACTCCGAGTGGCACACTATCGTTGTCTGGGGTAAGGCTGCCGAGAACGCAGTCAAGTACCTGTCAAAGGGTAGTGAAGCAGAGGTCGAGGGTCGTCTTCAGTCCCGTAAGTACACGGACAAGGCGGGAGTTGAGCGTTACACTACGGAGATCGTGGCGAACGAGATCAACTATGGTCGTCGTCCTACTGCTAAGACTGCAGAGGAAGCGGCCCCAGCTGCTCAGGCCAGTCCTGTTCAGCGTACTACGGTTCGTCGCCGAGAGAATGAGGTTACTGCTTCTAGTAACTTTCAGTCTGATGACGAGATTCCGTTCTAGTCAACTACTAGGGTAAAACCTAGGCTGCGTGCCCGTAGCACAGTTGGATAGTTGCAACGGCCTTCTAAGCCGTAGGTCACTGGTTCAAGTCCAGTCGGGCACACTTTCCCCAAACGCTCTATATTCTAGAGTACAACATGAGAGGTATATGATGAGTGATGTTTTGACCGCGAGTGGTGTGATTCGAGTTGGTTCTTCTAACCCTGCAGTTCCTACTGTAGCACGAGTTCGTACAGAGGCTGGGTCCTTTGTCGTAACCCGTTGCAAGATGGGTGGTGATGATATCGAGGTATGGAGCAATGGGGAGATTGGTGCCGAGGGATTCACCTTGGGCTTCAAGAACCTTCCTCTATTTCTAAAGCGACACAAGAAGGATGCGACGGGTAAGCCGCTTCATCCAGGTTATCGCGCTATTCAGATTCACGCACCTAATGCAGGTGCATTCTATCGAGTGGAGGGTTAAGTTATGGCTGAAGGAGCAGTTGAGGCAGGAGTTATGGCAAAGGCGGCAAGCGCTGGCATGGCAGGTGCCCTGTGGGGTATCTTCGCTAGTGCCTTCCTTGTCATTCCAGCAATCTTTGGTTCGCTATTCGCACCAGCGCTAAAGAAGACTCATTCGACTATCACACGAAAGTTGGATGAGACTAAGGTTGGGCAAGGCAAAACCACAGTACAGATGGCAGGCAAGAAGATGAGTAAGGTAGAGCGTGAACATCAGGCTCGTCTTGCTGAGATTAATGCCGACCTTGAGGAGCAGAAGTTGCGTCAGGAACTGGCACGACTTTCTTCTCGTCGGAAGACAAAGAGCAGCGGACGTAACGCTAGCGCCCAGTCTATCTAAAGAAGACCCTCATCGCAAGATGGGGGTTTTTTCTTTTCCAAATCAGGGAGATCAGGGAGGCCGGTGCTTCAATAGACCGGTAACAGGATTCCAGCTCCCAGCTCCGTTCCGAGACCAGGGCAAGGACAAGAGTTACTAGCCAAAAAGAGTCGAGAGATTAACAGTCAAAAAGATAAAACTTTACTAGAAATAAAATGGACAAAAAGAGTCCAGAGTTACGAAGGCAGCTTTTACCCTATAGGGGTATATACAGTATATAGTATAGAGGTATATAGACTGGTCAAAAAGAGTCGAGAGAATAGCTTTATATGGCTTTTGGCATATAGGGGTATATAGAGGTATAAGACGGGCTTACGCGAGGACAAGGTATATTGGTATAGTTTGTAGGAGCGGGGTAGGTATAGCAGGGAATATGCAGGGAATCTGCAGGGAATATGCAGGGAATCTGCAAGGTATAACGCAGGGTTTGCAGGGAATATGCAGGGAACTAGCAGGTCATAGCATAGTCTAATACTGTATCCTCTATATACTCTTATATGCTTTATGCTATTTACTCTTTAAAACACTAGTTTATTTTAGGCGGCCTCCTGCGTCGGCTAAATTGCTTGTATTTACTTTTTGATCTTGTTTACGAAGATCTTTAACTAATCTTTAATGGAGACTTACCTATGTATGACTTTAATGCGTTTGTTGAGGATAAGCACTACCTGTGGACTAATATGATTGATCGTCTTGATATCAAGATGAAGAATATGCCGCCCAGAGTCAGTAGCAAGTCAAAAGACGGAGCTCGTAGACTAAGTAATAAGTATCACTATATTAAGCCTATGATGTCCCGTCATTCGTCTCTTATTAACTTGGTTGCCAAGTTGGGCTACTGGCATAAGAATATTGACGATAGACTTGATGCTGCTATCAGCACTATCTCTGCTTGCTATCAGACTACTGAGATGAGTAAGGGTCGTCGTGCCCTTCCTAGGGAGTCTAATGATCTTGTTGATCTTACTTGGGCTCTTAAGGATCTTCATAATGCTAAGGGATCCTGGGAAAAGTTCACTGTAAAGCGCGCTTTTAACCATGGGTATTCCTGCTTAAAGTATACTGATAGACGGCTAGTTCTTAATAAGATTCCCCAGTCTATTAGGACTATAAAGGCTTGGGATTCTGTTACAGTTTGGCCTACTGGCAGTATTGATGACGATACTACTTTGTCTCTAATTCAGAATCATCCTGTTAATGCAGAATTCATTCAAGCTTACAAGTACCGTACCTTTAGTAATCGGCGGCTTAGTTGGTTCCATTCTGGTCTTGCTGCAGAGTATGTCCAGCTGATTCCTATTAATCATGCTGAACGTACTAGTAGTGATACTCTTCCTAAGCTACTCGCTGAGATTGATAAGAACCAGGCTACTCTTTATACAAAGATGAGCCGAGTTAATGACGTTAAGATTCTTGATGGCTGGGTAAAGGCTATGAAGGATCTTCATCCTGTTAATGTTGGTACTGGTCTTGCAGAGGCTGTAGAGAAGTTTATCAAGGATGGATACCGTATGGGCCTTCCTGGTCTTCGAGCCAGAGATGAGCGTCTTAGTGCTATTGATTACGAGAATATGAGTGTTCTTGAAATGATCAATGCTAGTGTTAATAATCATAGAATTGCGGCGGAACAGAATCGTCTTGCCTTGCTTAAGTATGATGTTAATGTTCCTGACCGTGAGATGCCTACTCTTACTTTGCCTGAGCATCTTGAGACGATTCGGATCAAGACCTCTAATGAAATGAGAATTGCTGGCAGTGACTGTGCACACTGTATTGGCAGCTACTATGATGATAGGAGCCATATGTTTTTCCGTAAAGGAAATGTATGTGCTATGGTCAGCATGACTAATGGTCAGATTATTCAGTGCTTTGACCGGAATAATAAGAGCACTCCAGCTAGTAAGAACTTCTCTTCTTATCTCAACGCTGAGATTAAGAAGGCTAAGTTGGAATATCCTGCTCCTGCTCCGAAGAAAGTTAAATTTGCTATTCCTGCATATGGTTACGAAATGATTGATCCACCCTACTAAAAAGGAGAACTAAATGTCCTACATTGGAGCTACTGTTACTGGTAATGAGAATATTCGTGAGTATCTTAAGAATGAACGCAATGAATTGAACTTTGATGAAATTGCACTTCAGCAAGCTGAAACATTTCATCTAGTTCATAGTTCTTTTAGTGATCCTGGAGATGATTGGAATTCTTGGCGTCTTTATGATAAAGATCACTACGAGATTGCGCACATAACTCGTTCTGGATATTAAATGCCTTTTAACGGAACTATCATTACTGGCAATGGGAACATTCGTACTTATCTCATAGATGGTAAATACGAATTGAAATTCTATGAACATCAACTCAGTAGAGCTGTTAAGCTTAAGGTAGCTCATAGCTCTCTTAACGACCGTGGAAATGGTTGGAAGTCTTGGCGGCTTTAC